TAGTCTTTGATCCACTGTCCTGAATAGACATCGTCAATGATAGCAAAATCAGGTTTGGTATTATAAACCTCAAGCATCACAGATTCTTCTCCTCTGGGTCTTTGATGGATTATTAATTTACGACTTTGTGGATGCCATGTGAAGTTGATAAACGATCCAAACATTTTGCCCACTAATTCTTGATACTGAGCAAACAGTTCGTAAGTTAGTAGTCCGCCCATATTTGTGGAACTCAACAAATAGGTATTAGTATATGCTAGATTGAACGGTTCAAACACAGTACCGCCAGTTCCGTTGCCTGTGCGTGATCCAACACTTCTTCTAAATATCTGGCGCACCTGTTGTATTTCCTGTGGCAGTATGTACTCGTTTTGGCTTTCTGTTAAAGTTAAAAACGCATAACTTTCTTCCACAGCGTTATCGCTGCGTTGACGGAATACAGCAAGAGCACGGTTAAGTGCTGTTTCGTAATGTATAGGGTCTAGTTCTACATCAATCATGCCATCGCCTAGCATGGTTTTGCAGTAATTAAAAACCTGTTGTTTTGCTTGATCGTTTGAGCTCATATAACTATTTATCGTAGCGGTAAATATATGACTATGCCAAGACTCAGCTTATACCGTCCAGAAAAGGGCAATGATTACAAGTTTATCGACAAAACTATTTGGGAAATGTTCCAAGTAGGGGGTGTGGACGTCTTTGTCCACAAATACCTAGGCCCAGGAACTTCTGTGCAAGGAGACACTCCTAGCACTCCTAGCTATTCCAGCACTGATCCGTTACAGATACAAGATCTATTATTTCTAGAAAATAGAGATAGAAAATACGAACCCGATATCTATAATCTAAGAGGCGTTTATAATATACAAGATTTAGATTTTAATCTAAGTCAGTTTGGATTATTTTTACAAAATGATACGATTTTTATCACTTTCCACATTAACGATACTGTAGAAAAAATAGGCAGAAAGCTAATCTCAGGCGATGTCATTGAGCTTCCCCACTTAAAAGACGACCACGCACTTAACGATTTACAATTTGCACTCAAACGTTTTTATGTCATTGAGGAAGTTACTCGTGCTGCTGAAGGATTTTCAGTAACTTGGTATCCACATTTATATCGTGCAAAATGTAAACCAATGGTAGACAGTCAAGAATTTAAAGATATTCTTGACGGCCTTGCTGACGATACAGGTGAAGATAATACCACAACCTTGCGTGATATCATGAGTACCTACGAAAAAGAAATGCAGATCACGCAGGCAGTTCTTGATCAAGCCGAAGCCGACGTTCCTAGAAGCGGCTTTGATACCACCAGTTTTTACACATTACAAACAGACGATCAAGGCGATGCGATTTTAGAAACTGTTGACTCAGAAATTTTAGATGCATCAGTTGAAACACAGGCCACAGACGATGCTGGTAATTTGTTATATGATGAAAATGGTGATCCGATCTATCTCGGATCAACAGCCAGCACCATGCTGCTGTCAGCAGCACAAAAAGGTTATCGAGGATATATCACACAAGATGGAATTCCTCAGAACGGTGCTCCGTTTACTGCTGGTATTGCATTTCCGAACAGTCCTATTGAAGGACAGTTTGCATTAAGAACTGATTATTTGCCAAACAGATTGTTTAGATTTAATGGATCACGTTGGGTGAAACAGGAAGATAATGTGAGAATGACTATGAGCAATCGTGGCACACACGATGGTAAAATCAATCAAGGTCTATGGACTGCATCAGCAGTTTATGCTAAAAATGATCTCGTTAAGTTTAACGGTTGGGAATATGTTTCTAAAGTTAACAACAACACAGGAATCGAACCGGCTGCAGATATTACAAAATGGCAGGCTATCCGTGTTACACAGAAAACTGGTTTCATCAACAATAATAATTCCAACACTATCGATGGACATAATATTAAAGAAAAACAAAGCCTATCTAAGGCACTACGACCACAGGCGGATGAATAATGGATTATTTTTATGACGGTCAAATAAGACGATATGTAACACAATTCATGCGTGTGTTTATTGGTTTTAAGTACCAAGCAGGTGACGGTGAACAACGTGAAGTTCCTGTGATGTATGGTGATATGACTCGCCAAGTTGCTGGTATTATCAAAGACAACAGCGAAAATAAACTGTCTACGGTTCCTAGAATTGCCTGTTATATTTCTGCACTGGAAACCGATTCAACAAGAATTTCAGATGCGACCTTTGTCAGCAAAGTTAATATTCGTGAAAGACAATGGACTGATAACAGCGGACAAATCGAATATGGTAATAAGCAAGGTGGCGGCTATACCGTCGAAAGACTAATGCCAACTCCGTATAAACTTTCTATGAAAGCAGATTTATGGACTTCTAATACTGATCAAAAATTGCAGTTGATGGAACAAATTTTAGTTTTATTCAATCCAAGTTTAGAAATACAGACCACTGATAACTATATCGACTGGACTAGTTTAAGTGTCATGGACATCAAAAGTATCACTTTTAGTACTAGAACAATTCCTCAAGGAGCTGACAGTGAAATTGATATCAGCACGGTAGAGTTTGAAATGCCTATATGGATCACACCTCCGGCCAAAGTTAAGAAACTTGGCATAGTTAAGGCAATCATTAATAATGTATTCAGCGAACAAGGTGACATTGTCAGTCTTGAAGAGCTTGTTTATAATAGACGTAAAGGATCATTCGATCTCACAACCAATAGATATAGAGTGCTGTTATTTAAATCTAACAACGGACAGCCATATGACTATGATGTAACATTAGTTAATCCCGATGCGGCTGTTCTAGCGTTAGGATTAGATCAACGTTCTGTTAAGAATGGAGTACCTGTAGACTGGAATATCATTCTAGAAGTTATGGGAGGATACACTCCTGGCAATCAAGTATATTTCAAACAAGCATCTGGTTACGAAATGATTGGCACGTATGCTATCAACGAAGTGAGTCCAGATGTATTAGTTGTAACATTTGATCAAGATACTATTCCACAAAACACACTGATCGACAGTGCTATTACTGGTGTTGATCCAAGGGGTACCGTCGATGCAATCATAGACCCTTACAAATATAATCCTATTGAAGTTTATGGTTCACAGGCAGCTATACCATTAGGGTTGAGATTCTTAATGCTAGATGACGTTAATCCAAATAATGCCAATCAGGATGGTCCGGATGCATGGAAAAATCTAGATTTGACCGATCCATGGATCAAAATGAATTCCATTATTGAGTGGGATGGTAGTGCATGGATTACTGTTTGGGAGCCAGCAACTGGTGACGATCCTACTTATATCCAAAATTTAAGAACCGGTATCAAATATCGCTGGGACGGGGAACAATGGCTCAAAGCGTTCGAAGGCGAATACGCCCCAGGTTTATGGAATTTCCTGCCACCTAGCATATAAGTAAAGGTATGCAACAGCGTGCCGGATTACTATTTCTTTCTAGTTCTACCTCTCGTATTCTTCTAATACTAGAAGATTCCAAATGGACTGTACCTACTTTTTCTCGAAAAGAATCACTGTTGGCTGATGCTGGAAAACTTTTAGAAACATATAGTTCTGGTAGGATTTTACCTATTGAATTGTATCTGTCAGAAGATAAGGGATTTGAATACGGCACTTACGTTTGTTTGGTTAAGGATGAATTTTTGTCTAGAGAGCCAAAAACACTGGCATGGTGCGATCTAGATCATTTACCTAAACAACTTCACAGTGGTCTAAAAGCAACATTAAATAATGCTGTAATTAGAACAAAAATTGAAACCATATTAATATTAGAGAACGAACATGCTGATACAAAATAGTCCAAGATTTATTGAAGATTTTGAAAACTATCAAAAAAGAATAGCTCAAGTCACTGACGAGGATTTAAAAAATGAGTTGTCCAACACCTTGATCAGACTAAAAGAGCATATTCAATATATCGATAGAAGCCACGAACAAATATTCTTTTCTGGCAAAATTCCTACTGACGAAATTGCTGAAAATAGAAATGAAGTAGCCAAATATAAAAAATTTTTAGATAGTCGGCTACTTGATTGGGAACAACGTCAATATCTTAAGCCTGCGCTTCACCCCAACGAAGAATAATACCCGCAGGCACCGCAGTTCCAGCTACCTTATAGATATTAATCGCTAATACGTCTGGACCATTTGGAAACGCTCCCCGACCACCAATTGCCGTAGTTGTCAATTCTTTCAATTGTGCTAGGTTAATAGATGTTGTTGACCCTGGGTTACTAATGAATGAAAATACCTGCTCACCAGGAAGTGCAAATTGCACGTCACCAAACTGGAATGTAACCGTTCCTGCAGCACTCAATGTAGCGTTAGCTGTTTGTGTGAACGTAACACGTCTAACAGTCACTGCTCCTAATGTTCTTGAGGAAACACCTGCAACAGATGTGCCAGCCGGGAACTGAGTAAATGAACTTGCTACTCTAGTACCTGTTGTTGCGCCTGATGCATTCCATGATGCGTTGGTAAAGAACAAGAAGTTAGTGGCTGCGTATGATGCCGCTGTACCTGAAGCTGTTACTGTGGTAGACACTGTGTTAGCAGCACCTGCAGTACTAGTTCCGTTGGCCGCTGCACTTAATAATATCCTTGTATACAGTACGCCGGCTACCCTAGCAAAACTTGTGGTAATTGAGCTGACTGTTTGATTTCCGGTCAAGAAAGATGCTACTTGGCAGGTGTCACCTGCAAGAATTCCCGATGCTGCATAGTCTGTATCAAGCATCAAGAAATCTGTTCTTGCTGTACTGATTGCGCTGGCATACTGTGTTGAAATACTTGACGTTACTGTGACAGTAACACTAGCACCGGTTGTAGTTGGACTGCTAAGTGTTGCGCCGGTATTCATAACGATACGTGTATAGACTGTGCCTAAATAAGCTCTAGTAATACTGGTTATCTGTTGACCGCCAGTTAGGTAAGTAGTTGCTGATAGTGTATCACCAACACGCAATGGTGTGGTTGTCAGCAGTGCATCATATGCTGTATTAGTAATCAAGAAATCTGTTCTACCTGTGCTAAGAGCTGAAAGATAAGTGGTATTTCCTGTTGTTGGGCCCGAAGGACTAAAGTTTAATGCACTAATTGTGTTTGTTGTTGTATTAAAAGCTCTAGCCACAGCAGTGGTTGTTAATGCTCCTTGTATCGTAGCTGTTGATGTAGTTAAAGGAGTACCGCCCCAGTTAATCGCACCACCTAATGCAACCTGTGCAAAACTTGGTTGTCCACCAGCACCAGCACTAGATAATCCGCTCCATGTGATTTTAGTAGGGTCGCTTGGATAATTTCTTGGATTTAAAATACCTTCAACAACCAAAGCTCCTGTTCCTGAGTCAGCAGTTACAGAAATTTCATTTAGTAGCAACTGTGCTCTGTTTAACAGATCTCTCTCGCCTAGGTCCCCAACCAGCGCATTAGATACGCTTGGTGCCAATCGAATCATAAATGCAGTTTGTTTATCAATACTTGCACTCAAACCTGTGGCTGCGTAGTTAAAGATGTAGCCTCGATCTTCGTCAAACTGTCCGTCAGTTAATATAGCAGAACCCCAATGGTTAATTGTTGGAGTAATTGTACAACTAATTAATGCTACTCCTGCGCCTACATCGTGCGCTGCTGCCACACCGGCAGTGTATGTTCTATTTTGTCCTGCTGAGAAGTTACTTAGGTTAGCTGCTCTTGTTAAGCCAATTAATCTATTTCCTGATTTTCCTGAATAGAAAATTAATTCATTGTCAACATAGATAGTTCCCGAACTAGGAAACCTTGATGCGTCTGTTAGATATAATGATGTCGACGTTGATGTAATGCTTGCTGATAATTTATCTAATGCTGATCTATTTTCAACTTCATAGCGAACTGGTAAGTTAGCAGTACGCATATACGCTTCGTAATTGATGTTACTATTACGAATTCTGTGTAAGAATACAAATTTACCATCAGCACCCCTAATCATAAATTCAATAAAACCAGCAGCATACCAAGAATATTGAATACCAATCATCTGCATACGTTGTGGAATAATATTGTATCCACTAGGACCGGTGCCATCAGCTCTGTCCATATTCCATTCGTGTTGAGGAATAACTAATTCTTTTACCAAACAGACTTTAACACCAACAACATTATTAACACCACGCCAGTCAGGAGCCACTGTCATAGACGTGTCACTGGCAATACTGGTCACAGTATGTGTCATTCCTCGTATAACAATTTTATCGTGTACTTTAAGTTGATTAGTAAATCGTGTTCCGGTTCCTGTAACAAGATTACTTTCGGTTGAAATAGCCACCTGTCCCGCTAGCTGGAATGTAGAACTGCGTCGTACTAGAGATAGTTCGTTGCCATCAAACTGATAGAAAATTCCGTTTTGATCGTCAAACGCACCCACACGCACAGATGATCCGTGCCATGATTTTACAGAAAGCACACAGCGTGGACCAATTTCAGCATTTAATGTTGATAATGGCACTAATGCACGTACTCTAAATGATCTCGATGATATAATACTTTCAACTGTATAGGTCCCGTTATATTCAAAAGAATTAAAACCAGTTACTTCAATAACCCCACCAGGCTGTAATCCATGATCAGTGTCATCTGTACTCATAGTAATATAACTGTTGACTGTTAGGCCAGATGCTACAGCACTTGCTAGATTATAATTTGGTGCAAAGAGAGCACCTGTGGTATACATAATACCTTTACCAGATTGATAACGAATGTATTTTTTACTTTGACGTATGGCCTGAGCACCGTGTTGTGGACCACCTGTTCCTAACATAACGCCGCCGTCAAATGGTCTATGCACAAAGAAACAGTCAGGACGAGCATATAGCACACCAGTAATTGCTGAAGTTGCGTTGATAACGCCAGTGGTTCTAGCAGGGAATCTGATAGTAGTCGGTGTTGGTACCTGTGTGATAACAAAAGGTCCTGCCGCTAGATTATGATTTGCAGAGGTTAAACTCACTGAAAGAGCATTAGCTCCAGTTCCTACTATAGCAAATATTCCAACTCCGGAATAGCTACCATAGGCAATTTCTTCCCAAGTTCCTGTTGCAGCCAATGTTTGAGCAGTCCAAGAACCAGTTGTACCATTGAAAGATGTTGCTGCGGCTGTTCCGCTGTCTGCAACCGCAACAAACACATCATCACCAAATGTAACATTATTCCAATTAGCACTGGTTGGTAATATTGCCGCAGTCCAGGTAGTTCCGCTAGTAGAAACTGCGGCTGCGGTGCTGCCTGTAGCAATGGCTACAAATCTGCCACTACCAAATGCAACGCTGGTCCAATTAGAACTAGTAGGTAATGTAGCCGCGGACCAGTTTGCGCCATTATCAACTGAGTATGCCGCGGCAGTTCCGCCTGTAGCAATAGCTACAAGATAATTTGATGTACCGATAATTCCACCAACAACATCACTCCAGTTAGAACTGCTAGGCAACGTTGCTGCGACCCATGTGGTTCCAGTTGTTGAATATGCTGCTTGGGTTGATCCGGACCTTACAGCTACAAAGACGCCATTGAAATAAGTCACAGAAGTCCATGTTCCTGATCCAGGTAATGCTCCTGTAGCCGTCCAGTTAGCACCATTATCTATAGAATATGCTGCCAGTGTACCTGTTTGTTGTATGGCAATCCAATAAGTGGTTGCTCCGATAGCGCCACCTGCTATTGAAGTCCAGCTTGATGCTGCTGGTAATGTTCCGCCGGCAGTCCATGTGGTTCCATTGGTTGAAATATTTGATCTGTTTGAATCTGAGCTTATGGCTATGAAAGTTCCGCCAGAGAATGCAACACCTACCCAGCTTTGGCTATTAGTCAATGCTCTTGCGGTTGATGAAAATCCCGGAGCAGGCTGTGATGATATACTTGATAATATACTAGAGCCAGGCAACAGACCGTGGTTGCTGCTGAAGTCTACCTGAACTGTGGCAATAGCACCTACGTTTAATGTTGTGCCGTCTGGTATTTCACCAGTTACTGCTTCACTGATAGTCATTGCAGGATAGATAACAATAGCTGCGCCTGCAAACGGTGTTCCTGAGGCTGACACTGTGGTAACATTGCCGCCACTAACTGCTGTCACTGTAAGTGTGCAATCATTTAAAGGTGAAACACCTCCTAGTAAATTTCCAGCAATGACAATTCTATTACCAATCCTATAATCGGTACTGGTAATGCCAACTGTAGTAACTGCTGAATATACTCCCGATGCCGCAGTAACATCAAACACAGCTCCTGCACCATCATTGGCTACGCTGATTCCAGGAACACTAGTATAAGATTGATTACCACTGACACCTAGAGGTGTACCAAGAACTGTAAAGTCTACTACTGCTCCTGTGCCAAATGATACTCCGTCGACAGTTATTGTTATACTGTTATCTGGGGCTGCTCCGTCAAATAGTGTGCCATCCCACGTAATTGTATCACCTTGCACAAAACTGCTGCCGCCATCTACTAGTGTTATACCATATGTGCCGCTACCACCTTGGCGGACAACAGTTATGCGAGCACCTGTACCTAATACAGAATCTGTAGAAGATTGTAAAACTGATGTATAGGTTGCACCACCGCTAGATGCTGTTCCTGAATATGAAAATGTATCGATAGAACCGGCACTGTCAACAGTACTAACTGAAATTAATAAATCATTGGTAACATCAACTCCGCCTAAAGACGATCCAAGAATTTTAACAATGTCGCCTACAGCATATCCTTGACCGTTACCGGAACTGTCTCCGGGATCGGTTACTGATGTGTAAACACCACCTGCTCTAGAAACATTAAACACTGCCCCAGTACCGTTAGCTGGAACATTTGTACCTGCAACGCTCGATGTTAATCTATCAGCACCTTGTTTGACCTGTGAATACGGTCCTGATAAATTTAATTGTCCACCCGATGCGATACTGTTAATGAATATGGCATTATTTGATCCATCATCTACAGCCATACCCTGCTGTATTCCTGTTGGATCAACTACATAAATTGTAGTATCTGTTGTCTGTGTCGTGGTTTTTATATTGGTGTTTACTGTTCCGGCTCCAATAACACCACTAACTGACGTACCTACTGGGATCAATGCCGATCCAGATATCGGTGAGCCTGGCGTGGGTGATATTCCATTAAAGGCTATCTGGTACGAACCTACCAATGTATCAAACTTAGTTGTTACTGTTTGGGTAGAACCGTTGCTGAACAAAGAATATGTAGCTGACCCAATAGAAGCTCCAGTGTAAAATCCTGCCTGTCGAATTTGTGCATACGAAGTGTACAGACTTTGTCCGTTGCTGGTTCCTACTTTAGCAGATGAGTAATAGGTAAACTGTACAGAACTAACGATAGAATTTACAAGGAACGAACCTTCTCCTCTAGAAAATCCGCTAACAGAAGGACTCAATCCTTTGACTGTGATCGGAGTACCGGCACTAAATCCGTGAGATCCGTTAGTTGTAACTGTGATTAAGCTGGCACCAAAGTTTCCAGAATTAACCGAAGCATCTGTAACAATCTCAGCGACTGTTATGTCAGTACCAGACAATTCATATAATGATGGATAGTTACGCATCATACCGATTGCCTGCCACTTAGTTGGCTGTAGTCCATACTCAAAGTCAGCGTCAAGCATGGCCTGTGGGGCAGCAACACGCATACGTTCAATGGCGTCTGTGCCAAACTCCCAAGGACGAATCTGTTGATTTGGATCTTCTACAAATATCTGTAGGTCATTGCCAGTAAATGCAGATGTGTCATATGAAAGGTAAATGGTCGTGATGCAATCACCTGTTTGCCACCATGATTGAAAATCAAGATCGCTAACTGGTTGATTGTCTCCGCTGCTTTTTGCTGTTTTATATTCAATCTCTAAACTTGTAGCAGGATCTGAAAAGTTATAGACAATGTTTCCGGTTTCTGTATCTGTTATTAACAGTATCTCACTGTGAGTATATCGACCTATCATTCGAATACTGCTAACTCCGTTTTCTTTTGCAGGGATATTTGGAGTTCCGTTGGTAATAACATCGCTAAAGATATTCCATAACTCGGTGTTTCTTGTGTCGGCACCGCCTTCACCATCACTGCCTACGAATTTAGTTTGTGATACCTGCCCTACGGTTGGAGTACCATAAGTTGTTGGTACTGTGGTATTGGTGAAAATATAGTTATTGATAATATCTCTTAGGTATGCTTGGCCTGTAGTTTCAGGACTCACATCACCTCGAATCATTGGTTCACCGTCAATCCAGAAATAATCAGCTGTTAATCTTGTTTTAACATTACCGCCGTATCGCAAATCGTGTGCAATAGCATCGATGAAGTAGCCAACATCTCGTGTACATTTTGATGGAGCATAGGTATAGCCTGCATATGGAGCTATACTGTTTGTGATATTAGAATTAATAAATCTTACAACTTGTTGTTGTAAAAATGTTTTGTTTGCTAACAGAAGTGCAACCGCATTAGGTAAAAGATTAGCATCTTTGCTAATTCCTGGTTCAAATACAAAATACTCTATTTTTTTCTTTGCCATTTAAAATTTTTCCTTAAGCGCCAAACGCGATTGCAAATGCTGAAATTCGTGCATCAACATAATCTTTTCTTGTTGCATGTGATGATAATGTTGGAGTGTTAGTGATGTAAATGTCGCCGTCGACAGTGAGTTCGCCAGTGCTGTCGCCAGGTCCAACATTTAATGAAGTAAAATTGCCATCGGCTGGGCCGGATGCGCCTATAGTAACATTGTCAATGTTACCAATGCCACCTTGTATTCTGATATATGGAGTTGAAGCGTTTGATATTACTACGTCTCCCGAAACATTTAGATAGTCCAATGTTCCGATTTCTTTTAGGCCCAACGCTCGTTGTATCACTGGATCTAAGCCAATTATCGAATCGCTAGGATCAATAATAGGAACGCCATTGATTTTAAAACTGCCTGTGGTGTCGATATTTCCTGAAACTGTGAGGTCGCCGTTTTCGTTGACTGAAAATCCTGGACTTCTAAAGCCGCTTTTTGACTCAAAGGGTACGTATCTGGTTGACATATAATCTCCGCTATTTTACTACGACTTCAACTTCCGCTAAGACATGTGTATTTAGTCTTAGGTGAGTCTGCGATAATAGCATTTCTTATACTTGAGAACCAGTTATTTCGTTAATTGTAGCGTAGTAGGTTGCGCTGAAAAATGCTTTGCTACCTACTAGTAGGCTGGAATTATCGTATGTGCTACCGTCTGGACTTGACGCAGGCTGTGCTATTAATTGCACTTTTGATGCTGTTACTGTTGCTGATAAATCTATAAGATTTTCGTTGATATTAGTTCTACCAAATACTGTTAGATTAGCTTGATTAGGTCCTGCTACAACCAAACATTTGATCATTTCTTTTCTGTTTGCGCCGACGTCAACTACAACTGTGTATTCAGCGGCACAGAACTCTCCAACATACCATTCATCTAGGACAGTAGCTGAAATAACAGTTTGCCAAGGCCCTTTATAGGAGAAATTAACTCCGTTTTGAAGCCTCAACGTGTTTTTGATACCTTTAAGAAAATAACGTGCAAAATTTAACATAGTAGTATTTAGCAGATAATAAAAAAGCCCCTTGCGGGGCTTTTTAGTTGGCTATGTTAATAACCTATTTTTACTAGTTTTCCGTACTCTGGCAAATACAGATATTCGATATCTGAATTTTTTAGGGTCCATAATGCATCATCTAGTGTTTCCACCAGCGGCTCACCACCTAGATTAAAGCTGGTATTAAACAAGATAGGAATTCCTGTTTCTTCTTTAAATGCCTTAATTAGGTCATAGTAGTGTTTATTCTGCTCAGGGTTAACTGTTTGAATACGGCAAGTATGATCTTCGTGGATAATACTTGGGATTTTTTCTTCAACTCCTGGTTGACAATTTACAGCATACATCATGTGTGGACTGTTTTTCATGCCTCGCAAATCAAACCAATCATGCACATCTTCCTCTAAGATACTGCCCGCAAACGGGCGGAAATATTCTCGACGCTTAACTTGATTCACGTAATCTTTGCCATCTGGGAATGTAGGATCAAATAGCACAGAACGATTTCCTAATGCACGTGGTCCGTTTTCTGAACGTCCTTGGAATATAGTAACAATATTCTTTTCACGCAACAACTTAACAACATCTTTGTGCGTAGCATCAGTAATTTCACCGCCAAAAGATTCTACTTTCTCAGAGATTTCTTCGTTGGTATAACAATATGCTGGTCCAAGGTACAGCGATTCGCCTGGACGAATCGTTGTATCTTCTTGCATGCCGTGCCAGAAAATCAATGCTGCACCAATTGCGGTGCCTGCATCATTACTGATCGGCTCAACATAAATTTCAATGCCTTCGTCTTTGAGCTGTTCAAGATAATAATAATTAGCAACACAGTTCAATCCGTAGCCACCGCTGATTACTACACGTTTCTTTCCAGACAGTTCAGATGCTTTACGGATAAGTTTTAATACCTGTTCTTGTGTTTGTGTTTGGCAAGCATAGGCCAAATCACGACGATTCTGCATTAATGTAACATCACTGTCCATGTCTTCTGGCAGCTCGTCGAGGTAATCAAACAAGTTCATGTTAACTGTCGACGACATAGGATAACGAGGCACTAAAAGATTTCTATTTGACAATGGAATCTTTGATGATTCATCAAACAACTTAGGAATTTTGTCATTGGGTTTTCCGTATGGAAATAATCCCATAGTCTTTCCTGCTTCGATAGCACTAAAACCGCAGTATTCTGTAACACCTTCGTAGACCTTGACAATACCAGCATGGTCACTGACATAAGCAATGTGTGTTTCACCTTCTTCGCCTAGTGGGCTAGAATCAAATTCAGGCATGTATGATCCTGCGATTGGTTCTTTAGCACCGTAGTGTTTGTACAGAGTTTTAAAATTGGCAGGATAGTTGCAGTCTACAATAGATTCAACTTCCCATAACCAAATACCTTGATTATTATAAGTCATTGGATAGAATGTGCCAGCACCGTCTACGATTAGAGATACTGCATCTTCCCAGCCAGATCGATAAAATGCACAGGCAGCATGTAACTTGTGATGCATAAACGCTAGGTCGATGACCTGTGGATGCCGATGTAGATCTGGAACTTTGCGTTCTATAAGATTTAGTTTACGAGCAAGTCCTGTATACATATCGTCGCCAGTGTAATCAATTTTACCAGCAGTTTCCTGTAAAGGCTGTGTGTGAGCAATTACTAGATAGTCAAGTTTATCTGTATACTCTTTGATTTTTACCATAGAAGCAAACGGGCCGCCGTCATATTTTTGACGACTTAGGCGTTCTTCTTCAATGCTGAAAACTACTTCTCCGTCTTTTAACAAACAGATTCCCGAGTTATGACCTCGAGCAATCGCTGCAATCCAAATTGGCTTGTGTTCTTTTGTTGATTTAATTGATTTAACTGTCATCTTTTTTTCCTAAAACGTGATTTACTACTAGTGTGGTGATATCATCGGTCATAGCCATGATATTTTCGTTTAATCTTGAAACTCTTTCATCTGGGAAAATACGTATTGGATCATATTCCCTATGTATTTCACCCATATCTAAAATATCAAAACTTGGTTCATCTGGGAAAGATACATTAATTGGGAATGTTGATCCTGTTACCACTACTGCCGGTTTTTCCATAGCATAGGCCAAATGCTGTCCTAAACTATCGCAGCCTAAGAAATAGTCTGCATATTTAATAATAGCAGCCCACATGCGGAAATTTGCGCTTTCCGGCATAGCTACTTCTTCTTTGAGTTTAGCATCTGCAAAATCAACTTTAAACTCGCTCATCATTATAATGCCAACATCTTCTTTTTGTAATTTTTTAACAATAGATTTAACATCTTTTAGTTCAAAACTACGTGCAGTTTTATCGATGAGTGTTTCGTCAATATATTCAATACCACGACCAAATGGTTGAAAGACTACTATCTTTTCTTTTTTTAATTTTTTTCTAACTTCGCTGACTAATTGACGTCCTGTAAGCAATTCATCTTTGCTTAATTTCAGTGTTGGACGTGGAAGGCTACGGATACCTTTGTTGTTAATTTGGATATCAAATGCCTGTGCTATTGAGCATTTTTGATTGTAGTATTCCCAGACCCTATAAGGTTCAGTGGTAACTATATCACGTTGTCTAAGAGAATCTTTAAAAAGGTTTTTATGCCATACGTCATAGGTATGATCGTCGAGCGTTGGATGCCCTTTGAAAACATCTGTACCGCCTTCGCAGACTATGATAAAGTCTTTGTCGCCTGATTCTTCCTGATACTTTTCTAACGCTGGAACTGCACTAATCATGCGGCCAGCACCGCCGTTGATAAAAAATGCTTTGGATCTATTGGTCAATTTTTACTCCAAAAAAATAGCCTTGTACTTCATTATATAGTCATATAACGAAAAGCACAAGGCTAATCTTGGTTTACGGAAAAATTATTATGTAATTGCTGGATTTGGTCCTGGCGGAGTATTATGTTGTTCCGTCATTGTAATTCTTAATGCTGGGAATGGAATTTTCCAGTGATCTACATCTTTATATTTTTCTTCACAGGTCAATAACCAATTTAAATGTTCTTGGCAAGCGGCTACCTGAGATTCAGTATAACCTTTTTCCAAATATTGTCCACTTACTACAGCAGAATACACTTCAATTTGACTTTTTACACCGTTCCAAAAATCTCTTTTTGCAACAGCATGTGTACGATAGCGAGGACGTTTCCAAGTACCGGTATCCTTTTGATAGAACATGTCATTAACATAAAATGGTTGCTCTACTGCACAGCTTTCATCGTCATAGTGATATGTCCAAGTTGTGCCATCTGGGTTAGTTTCAACATGATCATCAAACGGCTCATGTGTATAGTAACCAGTGACGTATGCCGCTTCCCATGTATGTTCCATGGCATCTAGAACTACCTGATAATGGCCTTCATCTTCTAATTTGTGTGGCTCAATTTTCCAGGCTTCGATTCTTTCAAGTGTTTCCTCTTCTTCGTCGATACAGAAAATTGCTCCTGTTTCAGCAACGATTCTCAACAATAGATATCGCGGACCGTCATAGGTACATTCAACCGTTTTGTTCAAATGCGTTGTTGTTTTGTATGGCTCGTCTGGCAATACTGATGTGAATACTTTTTTCATTTAATAACTCCGTTATCTTTCTTGATATGTAATTCTAATTAGTCCGTGTCCACCTCTCCAAGCGTGATCGCGAACATCACCACATGGAAAAGCTGGTGTACCGCCTGTACCTGTTGGGAAGAATGGTTGACATCCTTGAACGTCATAACATCCGCAGGCCCTCGACGACATCCAGCAAGTATTAAATGGCACACCACGTGCAGGTGAACGATTCATTCCGTTCAATGCATTAATGAATTGGTGATATCCCATACCTGACCAGTTGGCAAATCCGTTACTATCCTCAACACCATGTGATACAACTCCGCCGTCACAGGCAAATAATCCTGGAGGAATTGCCACGTGCAAATGTGTTGAGCATGGGCAATTTGAATAACAGGTCCAGAATGTTACACAACTAAATCCGCCCTTCTTATTGATGTCTCCGCCCCACGATTCAGCACAGCAGTTAGCAGTACCCGAACCATAGTTACAAACAATACCGCAGGTACCGTTTGAATAATTAGTGTTACAGTAGTTTGCGCCAACGAAACAGCAGAAAATCGTACCTGACGGGTTACAGAATGTTAGTCCACCACGTCCGCCTTGTGCGCACATACAGCCACTGGTTGTTGCCCCTGTGTATTGATTTCTTCCATTCCAACATAAGCAAGTGGCTTCTGAACAACCTCGGAAACACAAATCGTTTGAGTTGTTGCAAGAACGGCCAACGTATCCGCAGATAATACAACCTGCTACTACACAGATACACTTACGTGACCATGCGCCGGGATTTCCCGGAATACCGCCACCGCAGCAGCACATTTTTGCACCTGAACCGCCTGCGCCCCAGATGTCAATAATTGCTCTGCCTGTGCCAGGAGCGACCCAACAAACTCCACCTAAGAAGTTATTATATTCAGTTCCCGAACTGTAGGCATATACTTTGCCTTTTTCAAGCTGGACTTCGTCCCAATCAATTTGGTCTAGTTTAGCTTCTACTAATGCTCTTAAAGTTGCCATATTAGTACGTATTGCCTCCGTCTGTTGGGGTATATTTAATTCTTACCATTCCCATACCGCCTCTCATAGCGTGATCGCGAACGTCTCCACATGGATTTGGTCCAACGCCAGGAACACCGTAAGGAACAAAATGGTGACAACCTTGCATATTATAGCAACCACAAGGTAAGCCGCCGCTCCAGCATGTAGAATACATTGTATGCGATGGACTTCTTGACAACGCTGGTAATGAATTTAATAAACTACCAGTTCCTGTTCCGCTCCAACGTGCTGTTATGGTATCACCGTCTGTATAGAATGAAATTACAGCACCATCTTCTGCATAAACGCCAGCAGCAGTGGTAATATGATGTAGTGTCATACATGGGCAAGATGATAAACAACCTAAGAAGTCAACGCAGCTGAAGTTACCGCAGCAGTTTACATCACCGCCCCATGCGCAGGCAATCCAACCCGGTCCTTGACACCAGTTACATACACGTCCGCAAGCTGAGTTACCTGTATCACACATGTTGTGTCCAGGTCCCACACGTTGTCCGCAGAAATAACCAGTCATGAAACATGAGAATGGAGATTTGTTGTCCATACAGAAACTAGTACCACCACGTCCACCTTGGGCACATAGGCATCCGTTGGTTTGTCCTGGACCGTAGCAGCAACCGCCACCTGTACAGCAGTTACCAAATTTCATGCTGTAACCTTCGTCTTTGATTTTCTTTGAATTAAGGTTAAAATTTTGTGATAATATGTTTGTTTCGTTACCCCAGCCCCAAGGATTATTTCCTCTCCAGGATGTTTGAGCATTGCAGTCAATACCGTCACTGGCTAAACCGCAAGGTGAACAACCAAACCAACAGACACATGATGATTCTGAGCAACCACGGAAACATAAGTCGTCGGCGTTATTACATGAGCGTCCTACATATCCACAAACATAGTTTGTTGGGCATACGCAGATACATTTTTTTACATAAGCAGGTGCATTGCCCGGAGTTCCGTGTCCGCAGCAGCACATTTCAGCTGTTGAACCAGCTGCACCCCAAATTTCAATAACTGCTTTACCGCAGCCTGGTGGTTTCCAACAGAAGCCATTACAGAAAGAACTGTACATGTTACCGTCTGAGTATACCCAGATGCGGCCTTTTTCTAACATGTCTTTTTGGGCTAATTCTCTATTGCCTAATAATTGTGTTAATAATGCCATGTTAGTATGCGCCTCCGAATTTTCCACCAGCGTTTTGATTTGCCATAATTCCAGATCCACGATATGTTAATCTAATAGCACCGTGTCCTCCTCTGCGTCCGTGGTCACGAACGTCTGGGCATGGCCAAGGTTGATTACCTGGAACTCCATATGGGAATGTTGGATTACAACCATTTGCTTCATAGCAGCCGCAGCCTTGATTACCGTTATAACAAATTGTGAACGGAATACCGCCTGCTGGTGATTTTGAAGCAAAGTTTAATGTATGAGCCTGAGCGTGATAACCGTTACCACTCCATTGAGTGTGTTCGTTATCATCGTCGTGTGTATAAATGATGTTAGCACCGCACTCGGAGAATAGCCACGGAGCAGTTGCAACAATAGTATCTGTTTGACATGGGCATAATGCATTTCCTGTGCCTTTAAATATCACGCAAGATGCTTGACCGCAGCAACCAATGTCGCCACCATAGCCGCAACCGATATATAAACCAGGACAATAGTTACAGATAATACCGCATGATGATCCAATCAGTGTATGGCAAAATCCAGCTGCCACGAAGCAGCAATATCCGCCTGTTCCTGTTGAACAAATTGAATTTCCACCTTTGCCGCCACCGGCACACATACATCCAGCACTGTACCCGCATAGATCTCTACCGTTGCTCCAACACAAATAACTTGGGATGCCACAACCGTCAAAGCATAAACTATGTGATCTGCAGGACATGCCTGGACATCCACAAAGGTGAGTATCTGGAAATACTGCGATAGTTTTCTTTGCGTAACCTGGAGGATTGCCTGGCAATCCAAAACCGCAGCAGCACATACGAGAACCACCACCGGCAGCTCCCCATGTTTCTATAGTTAATGTTCCACATCCTGGAGATTTCCAGCAATATGCACTTTCGCCCCTAGTACACGCTTCCGAGCTGCCTACAGTGATGACCCATACTTTACCTTTTTCCAGGTTACTGGCATTAGAGGTAATTTCTCTTGTAGATAATAGGTCTGTTAATCTTGGCATTTTATTTTCCTAATTATGGTCCAACGAATACCCAACCAAATGTTGAGCCAGAATAGATCATTGTAATCGCAGCGTTATTAAGGTTCATGATCAAATCTTCTGACAAGTTTTGAATTTTTAAACCGTTTCTTGCAATAGTAACGTTGTTAACGGCACAGATTCCAGCAACGTCGATGATCTGAACAGTGTCGCCGTCTGCCGGTGCTGCTGGTAATGTAATTGTGAATGCACCGCTGGTTGCGTTGGCAAACACTCTTACACCTGAAGTGATTGTAGTATTGGATGTAAGCGTAAGGTTAGTAACCCCTGCTGTTCCAAATGATGATACTTGACGTGGCATTTTATATTTCTCCTAATATTTATACTGTCGATGTTTCAATACCGAATACGCTCACAGAAACAGAGGATCCGGAAGTGTAAACGACAAGTTGTTTTCCAGCATTCATCATTAGTCCTGTTCTTTCTAATACCCCATTTGCGTCTAGGGTTACGTCATATTCTATCCATTCGGCGTTTGTGGGTGTTCCTGTTGCTGCCAATGCCATTCTAATAGTAACCGCTGCGGTTCCTCTGTTTAACACACTTACACCAAACACTGTAAAAGTATTAGTGGGCACTGTATACACCGAAGTATTTGTAATTGCGGTCAATGCTGCTTGACCTAATAAACCTGTTGGCATGTTATAATTTCTCCATTTTTAATTCAGTAAAAAGTAATTTAATACGAGGGCATCTCCCACAATACCGCCTTTGAAATTTACCTTTGTATTTATGTTTATCTGTGCCAGCGTAGTAGTTGTGATAATATTACCCGCCACGTAAATAATACCCGCTGTAAGGGTGTTTACGCTCAAGCTAGATTGTCCACCACCAATTTGGGCAGTAATATACGCTTTAATCGCTCGCTGTGTAGGTATTACAGAATCGCTGTCCTGTGTAAAGAACGGGTCTGTTGAGAATTCTGAAATTGTTGCTCCAGATCCGCCTAATGCTACAGAACCCAAGCTCAATTCATTCAAACCTGCGATGTTAAACGCATCAGCATTTAATGTAGCAATACCTGTGGCCTGTTCAACGTTAAACAATCCACCAACTCGGAAGTTACCATCTTGGTCAGTACTTGTATAGAATACACGTCCTCCGTTGTGTTGAACAGTTTCGTTAGCTGGTATCGGATCGCTTAGTGGTAGGCCTGGATAATTCGTGTTTACAATATTACCAGTTCCAATATCCAAGAAGTCGTGTCCTGTTAGTCGAACCTGACTATAACGCAATCTAATAGTAGATAGTGTATTATGCTCAGGAGCTTCTGCAACACCAATCGGCGGACTTACCTGTAATGTAGCGTTGTAGGTACCATCTGCATTTGGCAATAGTCCGGTAACGTTTACTAGCCTATACCAAACATCATCAATACCTGCAATCTGTACGTTTGATCCTGCTTTTGGTATTTCTGTTAGATTTTGGAATCCAACAAATGTTCCAATCTGATAGTTATCAGCATATCCGTCGCCAGTAATAGTTCCTGTCGCTGCACTATAACCAGTTCCTCTATTAGTCCACATAGGTTGTGCAATAGCACCGTTACCTACACGAGCGGAATATGTAGCATCTGCTCCCGTGTTGTTAGGATCAGTAATGGTCATTGTAGGTGAACCACTGGTGTAGTTTGATCCTGGTTCACGAATCCAAATTTCAGTAAGTTTGTTGCTGGCCACGTAAGCTCGAGCTCTGGTTGTTGCTCCAGCGTTAGTCTGTGAAGCCACAGTACTGGTTCCACTAGCCACTGTTACGAACGAACCAACAAAGTTTGGATTACCAAATGTTCCAAATTTAGGATTGGCACCAGTACTCAATGTTCTTGTGGTCCATATTAAACCTGTATCAGAACTGTAAGCAGTTGTGCTGGCATCGCTGGTTATCAACCAAACACCTTGACCATAAATTGCAGTTGGGTTTGTCTGAGATCCGGGTAATGTTCCGGCAGTCCATGTTGTTCCGTTGGTACTGTAAGCGTAAGCGGTGCTGCCTGAACGCACAGCAATGAACATGTTGTTGCCGTATGATACAGAAGTCCAAGTTCCTGAACTTGGCAATGTAGCTGCTGACCAACTTGCGCCGCCGTCTGTAGAACTTGCTGCGGCTGTACCACCCGAAGCTACTGCTACCCATACTCCTTTACCGTATGCTACAGAAGTCCATGTTGTGCTTGAAGGTAAATTACCTCCAGATATCCAAGTAGATCCTGTTGTACTGATAGCTGTGACGTTTGATCCTGTGGTAATCGCAACAAATCTACCGTTACCGTAGGCAACATCTTGCCATGTGGTACTCGATGGCAATGTTGTTGAAGACCAGTCTAAACCATTAGTTGAATAGTAGCTAGTTGAAGTTCCGCTGGCCACTGCCATGTAATAACCAATGCCGCTGAATGCACCATACGTGATTTCTCTATACGTCAATGAACTTGGTAGGGTTAAACTAGCCCATGTAGTACCATCTGTAGATGTTGCTGCTGATGCACTGCCGTCTGCTATAGCTACAAACTTAGGAGTAACTGCTGTTCCGCTAGCAGATATTCTATTAATTCCACCGCTACCGGTATTAACTCCTACGATAGTTATGGTTATGTCATTTGCAGGTGTTGTTCCTCCTACTGCTGTACCTAAAATTGTCAGAGTCTCGCCGGCGGCATAAAGAATACCTGGAATATTAATTGATACAGTGTAAGTTCCCTGTATTCTTGTAACATTAAATGATGCCAAAGAACCCGATACACTGCCTGTGGCTGATAATCCAGTATAAGATCCTACACCATTACCAAATGCAACACTTCTCCAAGCCACTGAGCTTGGTAAAGTTCTTGCTGTTGATGAATATGGAGGAGCTGTAAATGTCAATCTTGGAGTTATTTGATATTGGCTAGTTGTATCTAACGCTGATACAATAGCAACTCCGGGTGTTATATGCTCCCATCCTGCAGTACCGTCAGTGTCTTTGTAGATTGTGGCAACTTTAGTAGCTGAGTTGTATGCTTGGATATAACCGTATTGTCCAGCGCCTGTTCCAGAAATAACAGTTACCAGCATACCTACATAAGCCGCCGATG